TAGGCCTGCTCGGCACCGGCTACGACTGGGTCGGCGGGATCACTGCGGATCTCGACGTAGCGCTGCACATGCCGGACCTGGCCAAGCTGCTCGATGACGCCTGGGGCTGGCACAGCCCGGACAAGCCCGGACAGAGAGCCGGGCACGTTGTCTGCTCCTCGGCGGCCACCTGGATCTACACCGCGCTCACGCTTGCCTGCCCGAAGCTGGGTGAGCTGACCATGCCCGGCGACTGGTGGACGTTCAACCATGGCCTTGCTGGTAACTGACCCTGCGATCGACCGGGCGCTCAATCGCCTGAAGAAGGCACCGCTTGACCCGCGGCTGCGCTGGCGGCAGGCAGCCAGGCCCGAGCAGCTCCTGCCCACGGGTGAGTGGCGCATCTGCTACTGGCAGGGTGGCCGAGGCTCGGGCAAGACGCGCTCGGGCGCGGGCGCGCTGTCTGAGTGGGTGCTGGGCGACACGGACGGCGAGGGCGAGTACGGCATCGTCGCGCCGACCTACGCCGACGCCTGGACCAAGTGCGTTGAGGGCGAGTCCGGCCTGCTGCGGGCGCTCGGCACCTCGATGGCCGAGATCAAGGACCACCGGTCAGCAACGGTCAAGGCGGCCTGGCGCACCTACGGCCAGGTGATCATGCACAACGGCATCGTGGTCTACATCGACTCCGCGGCCGAGGGCGGCCTGCGCATCCAGGGCCGCAACCTCAAGGGGGCCTGGTGTGACGAGATCGGGCTGTGGCTCAACTGGGACGTCTGCTGGAACGAGTCGCTGAAGTACGCGGTCCGCAAGGGCGGTAGCCAGATCATAGCCACGGCCACGCCCAAGGTGTCCCGGCCGGCGCGCAAGCTAATCCGCAGCCTGATCCGCAACGAGCCCGAGCACGGCGGCGTGGTCATCCGCAAGCTGAAGACCATCGACAATGCGGAGAACCTGTCGCCCGAGTTCATGCGCGCGGTCATCGGCGCGGCCAGCGGCACGCGGCTGGAGCGGCAGGAGCTGGAAGGCGAGCTGCTCGATGACGTGGCCAACGCGCTGTGGACCCGCGAGATGCTGGAGAACGCCCAGTGCCCTGCGCTCGGCGAGCCCGGCGGCCCGGCGTACCTGCGCAAGATCTTCATCGGCGTCGACCCCTCGGACGGCGAGGAGACCTCAGACGAGCAGGCCTACACCGTGGTCGGAGCCGGGCCAGTGGAAGACCGGCACCTGTACGTGGTCGAGAACTGGGGCGGCCAGGAGAGCCCGGTGCTGTTCGCCAAGCGCGTCATCAAGCTGGCTGACTGGTACGCCAGCCAGGACGGCACGGACGTCACGGTCATCGTGGAGCGCAACCACGGCGGCGCATGGCTGAAGGCCACGTTCAAGCAGGTGATGAAGGATCTCGACCTGCACCCCAAGGTGCTGGAGGTCTGGGCCAGCCAGAGCAAGCGCACCCGCGCCGAGCCGGTGGCGGCCATGTACGAGCGCCGCGCTCCGGACGGCCGGCCGTACATCCTGCACTGCAGCACGACGAAGCTGACAGCCTGTGACTGCGCGGACGGCGCGCACCCCGAGGGCCACCGGACGCCAGACAAGCACATGCCCGAGCTGGAGGACCAGATGGCCACGTTCACCGGGGCCGCCAAGGAGCGCAGCCCGGACCGGCTCGACTCTCTGGTCTGGGCGGCCACGCCCGCGCTCACCCGTGACTTCGGCCCGCCAGGCAAGGGCGGGCTGAAGCCATGGGCCGGCCAGCAGGAGCTGGGCCGCGTGGCGCTCACGGAGGCCTCGGCCGCGCAGCGCAAGATCCAGGAGGTGCACGGCGGCCACCTGGCCAACGGCACGGCTAACTGGGAGGAGGAGCTGGACGCCTTCGCGCCGAAGGACGACGAGACCTCGATCGGCGACGTCGCGCCCAGGACCGCGGGCCGCGCGAACGTGCGGCGATGGGGCTAACTCCAAACCCAAGCGCGGCTTGGAGTTCGCTGGGAGTTCCCCGCTAGCGCGCTAGCTGCGGGCATAAACCAGGCCGCTTAGCTGTTGACAGAAGTATGAGCAACACGACCAAGATCGAGGTAGCCGCCTTCAGGCTGCGCGTCCTGGCCAGGAAGAACGGCTACTACACCGACCAGAACGCATGGGATGTCCTGGCCGAGGTCAGCCGGGACGCGATCAGCCGGCGCACGGTGAACGCGGTCAAGCGGGCAGCTCGCGCCGAGCTGGACGCCAACGGCGAGACGACGATACAGGAGAGATGATGACCCCAGAGACCGAGGCGGTCGCACGGCGGATCGCCGACGAGATCAAGGCCCGCACCAACGGCCTGGCGGTGGAGGAGAGCCACCTGACTCCCGGCGGCCACAGCACCTTCGTCCGGGCCAGGAAGTGGCGGGACCAGGACCGCAGTGAGATCAACGGCATGCGGATCGCGCTGAGTTTCGTGCTTGGCAACGGCTTCGACATGCACTTGACCGATGAGTTCATCGCGGACTCGCCGACCTGGCGGGCGCTGTTGCCGGTGACGCGATGACCAGAGGCAGGAGCAGCGACCCGATAGACAAGCGAGCCACGCTGAGCAAGATCAGGACGCTGGCTCAGGACACGGGCTACGCCGTGACCTCTTACGGCCCCTATGACTTCGAGCCGGACGAGATGACCCTCGACCTGGCCGGTCACGGTGAGTTGTTCGAGGCGCACTTCCGGCGCTCGCCCACCGGCTACTGGCGGTTCTGGTACGGATTCATCCACGGCGGCATGAGCGGCGACAAGATACCCACTCTCAGGAAGTTCACCGAGGAAGTGACCAGCTACAGCCGAGAGCGGCCGACAGACTGAAGAAGTGACCACCGACTGCCTGGGGTTCGGGAGAAGATCGTCCGGGAGGTTGAGCGCAATACGCGGCAAGCGTGCCGCGTAAATGGCGGGCAGCAACGGTGGGAGGCCGGGCAGAGCGCCAGATCCTAACGGGTCTGGCGCTTTCGCGTTACCCTGGCCAGCATGACCACTCCGCATTACACGGAGGCGGCTGGCGCGGCCGATTCCTTCGCGGTCTGGCCCCCGCCGTCTTGGGGCATGTTCCCGCCGACGCGCGGTCAGCTCGCGGTCCTGATGCGAGCGCTCATCGCACTGAAGCAGCAGACCATGTCCGGGCCGCTGCCGAACGTGCCAGTCGGCGGCCTGTTCTGGGCCGACAGCACGGACGTGGCCGCACTGCTGGCCAACGGGCAGGCAACTCTCGCACCACCAGGCGCTACGCTGCCACCAGAGCCGCGCTACACCGTCGAGCGTGTGCCGGGCCTGGCCGCAGGCACCTCGAACGCCAGCCACTAGGAGACGATCATGGCCGCATACGGGGCAGCCCGGCTGGTGCAGAAGTCCAAGCAGCCGGTGGACGTCGAGGTCTTCCCGGACATGAAGCCGAAGACCCGGCGCGACCTGCTGGGCCAGGAGATCGGCACCCAGTTTGACCTCGGTCAGCGGCTCTTTGCCTACTACGGCGAGGGCGATGTCTTCGACTACGGCGAGTGGAACAGCCGGGACATGAAGACGATGTTCGGCCGGGACGGGATCTGCGCCGCGGTCGAGTCCGTGCTGACGCTCCCGATCCGCGAGGCCGACATCAGGATCGAGGCGGCCAAGAATGACAAGGGAGAGGCCGAGTTCGTCAATTCGGTGCTCATGACGCCCGACATGGAAGGCGGCATGAGCACGCCATTCCAGGAGCTGATCGGGCAGATCACCAGCGGCCAGATCTACCGGCGCGCGTTCTTCGAGAAGGTCTGGAAGATACGGCCAGGCGACGGCAAGGTGATCTACGACAAGGTCGCGTTCCGGCCGCCATCCACCTGCCAGGCACGCTACAACGACCGGACCGGGGCACCTAACGGGTTCCGGCAGCAGGTCTGGCTGTTCGGCGGCAACCTGATGCTCAGCTCGCAGCAGAAGGTTCCCGGCTACGTCGACATACCCAAGATCCGCAGCTACGTCTACACCCACGGCAAGTACCGCGAGCCGCTGACCGGGATCTCCGAGATGGAGGTCAGCTACTGGTGCTACCAGACCAAGATGAAGCTGCTCTACCTCTGGTACCACTTCCTGGAGAACCAGGCGCTGCAGCGCGTCGTCGCCTACGGCAACGACCAGCCCGAGGCCAATGCACGGGCCGATGACATCGCCGCGCTCAAGGGCAGCGGCGTGGTGGGCCTGATCCACCCCGAGGGCGGCCAGAAGGCCTTCGAGACGATCCCCTCGGACGCCAACGCGGGCAAGTTCTTCATGGACGCCATGAACTTCCTGGAGGGCTGGCAGACCCACAGCGTGCTCGCCGGGTTCCTGGCCCTGACCGGCTCCTCGACGGGCGGCAAGGGCAGCTACGCGCTCAGCCAGGACCAGTCCAGCTTCTACCTGCAGTCACGGCAGGCCGTGGCGGGCGAGATCGCCGAGTCCATCGACTACGACCTGATCCGGCCGCTCGTGGTCGTCAACTTCGGCAGCAAGGCCGCGTTCCCGCGCGCCAAGTTCGGCCCGCTGCAGGACGAGCAGGTACAGGCGCTGCTGACCCTGTTCGGCCAGCTCGCCGCCGCGCCCGCGCTGCACATCCCGCTGCAGGTGCTCGACCTGATCACCGAGCGGATGGCCTCGGTCCTGGAGCTGGACATCGACCAGGTGCACGAGGCGCTGGTGTCGACCAGCAACCAGCGCGCTGAGCAGCTCGCCGGGGCTCCCCCGCCTGGCATGTCACCCGAGTCGGCCAGTTCGCTCGGTGCGGTGCAGGGCCTGGCCCAGGCGGCCACGGGGATTGCCCAGGGCGCACAGGCGCAGGGCCGCGGGATCTTCGGCCCTGGCGGCCAGGGCGGCCAGCCTGGCGGGCTGCCGCGTGCCATGCCAGCACCGCCGACCGCGGGCGGCCCGCCGGCCAAGCCGCCAATGGTGCCACCGCCGGGGAGGATGGCATGATCACCATAGATAAGC